CCCACAGGGTCTCGAAGTCGGCCGTTGAGGCGGCCGACTTCGAGACCCTGTGGGACACGGGACGGGCCATCACCCGCCTGCTGGCCCGATGCGACCAGGTCGAGGGCCTGGCCGAGCCAGTCAGGGTCATCCGGGGCCTGGACGGGGACACGGCGTGCCCGGCGTGCTCCCACGGCGTTGCCCTGTTCGACGGCGTGCACGCGACGTGCCTGCGCTGCCGTGAGCGGTGGCTACCGCTGGTGCCGCTACTCACAGCGGCGTAACATTCACATAACACCCCTACCATCCCAAGGAGGAGCCCATCATGAGAACGAAGACCAAGCGCGTCACCCTCAACCCCAGGAACAAGAGCCACGCCCGGAAACTGGGCAGGCTCCTGGCTGACGGCTGGGTGATCGTCTCCGAGCACAAGCGGGGCCTGCTGTCGTTCAGCCCCGGCTTCGTCGACTACATCCTGACCAAGCAGGCGTGACCAGCGGGTACAGGTGAGGCCCCCACCACCACGGTGGGGGCCTCCCTCGTGTTCTGGGGTGCGGCTAGGCGAAGGCGGCGTCTGGGGTGGCGGCGGATATGCGGCCCTCAGCGCGGGCGAAGATCGTGGTGACACTGACCTCTAGGGCCTGGGCGATGGACGCGACGGCCTCGACGCCGAGGAGGCGTTTCGCGTTGAGGGTGTTCAGGACGGTGCTTCGGCTGAGGCCGGTGCGTTCCACTAGGGTGTCGATGGTGACCTGCTGGGCGGCGCGCTCGCGCCGCAGCTCGGCTGCAACGGCGGCGTTTAGACCCTCTGACGGGTTCCTGTCAATGGTGGACATGACACTTATGTTGCCATACGCAACCTAAAGTCTCACCTCGGTAACGAAGTTCCCAGCGTCTTGCCAGGTATGCGAGCGCAACATATGGTTTCCATATGGAAACCGAACCGCTGACCTCCCGCCTGGTAGGGGTCATTAACCGACAAATCCAGGGAAATAACCTCTCGGTTTTCTCAGTAGCAGAAAAGACCGGAATCCCCCATGTAACCCTCCGCCGCAGGCTCACTAACCACGGGCGCGGACTCACCGTCGATGAGGTCGAGCGAGTCGCCACCCACCTCGGCACAACCCCCACAGCCCTCATCGCCCAGGCCGAGACCAACTAGGCCACCCACCCCCTACCAAACAAGAAGGCCCGGCAGGAGTGCCGTCCCACCGGGCCAACGACCAACCCCCTACCAAGAAGGAAGATCATGCCCAAGTCTAGCGCATGGGCCACGGTCGACGCTGACCAGCACGTCGCCGTCGGCCGCCCACACGCCGCCCACGGCGTCACCATCACCCCACTGGCCGAGCCCGGCAAGCCCACCACCTTCGCCGTCGAGGCCACCACACCCGACACTCCCCTCACCCGCAACGGCCTGCGCGACCTCATCGCCGCCATCGTCGACGCCTCCCAGGTCGATGACCCCGAATGGGGTGACCTGAAGTGCGCCTGAACCGCTACGACATCGCCGCCTGGGTCGCCGGAGCCATCGGCATCATCGCCGCCATCTCCACCACCTGGATCGGCCAGCACATGCTCATCTGGTCCGGCTTCGCCGCCGTCGTCCTCGTCATCTGCACCGCCCTCGCCGAGAAGGAGGGCCACCGATGAGCATGAAGCTGTCATTCCGTGACTACTACGCCACCGTCGGCGACATCATCGCCCGCGACATCATCCCCCTGGACACCGAGTACCGGCACGACCGCGTGCACCCCGGCTACCTGGCGTTCCGGTCCCAGCAGGACCTCATGGGCGCTGCCCGCGTCATCGGCGGGGAAGACCTCGCCGAGAAGGTGCAGGACCAGTGGCCCCAGGAGTGGAAGGTCGTCCAGCACGGCGGATGGATGCTGTGCTGGCGGGAGGTGACCCAGCGATGAGCCGCATCGTCTACGTCCAGTCCACGGCGCACCCGGGCGCTTCCGCGTGGCCCGTCGGCCAGGCCGGCCTCAAGGTCGGTGACCGGCTCGCCGTCCAGCACGGTGACCGCATCGTCGTGGTCTCTGCCGGCCTGTACATGCTGCGTGACCTCCTCGACAACGAGGGCCAGGAGGCCCTGGAGGAGTGGGACACCAGCGACCGCGCCTGCGCGGCGTGCGCCGCCGACGAGGGCACCCCGGCGCACAAGGCGCTCGAGGAGGACACCGCCAAGCAGGCCAGGCGCCTTCTCACCCTGTTCGCGGAAGGTGAGCCCGCCTGCCAGGTGATCGCCCCCATGCAGGAGCGTGAGCGCGCCCTGGCCCGCATGATCAACGCCCAGGCCGCCGCATGATCCGCGTCATCACCACCCGCGTGCAGGCGCGCATGTCCTGCGACCACCCAGGATGCAGCAACACCATCCGCCTCCCCGAGAGGCCCCCAGACCTGGACCGGGACGTCGCCGACATCCAGGCGTTCCACACCACCGCCAAGCTCCTCGGCTGGACCGTCGAGGACGACGACTGGAACAGCCCCGTCACCTGCCCCAACCACACCCCTACCACTACCAAGGAGAACCAATGAGAGTCCCCACCATCTACCCCCGCCGGCAAGTCGAGACCACCGGCGTCTACTACAAGCCCGACGAGGACGACATCGACGAGCTCCAGGCCGAGAACGAGAGCCTGCGCAAACGCCTGCTGAACGCTCACGACCGCGCCAACGAGCTCGAAGACGCCCGAGACGCCGCGGTGGGCAAGAACCTGGCGATACTCGACATTGTCGTGGACCTCACCGCCGACATGGGTATCACCCTGGGGACCCGTCACCTCGACGCCCTCCCCCTTGGTGCCGTGATCCGCACAGACAGAGACCAGGCGTGGACACACATCGGCGTCGACACCGTCAGCGGCCACTCCCTGTGGCTCACCCCCACCGAGGACGAGGCATTCACCAGCGAGCAGATCGATGCGGCGTTCGCGATCGTCTCGCTCGCCTGGGTACCCAACTCGAAGGGGAGCAACTGATGAGCGGCCACTACCGGTCCTACGACGACGACGGCAACCCGATCGACGTCTACGAGTTCCACCTGGTGCCCGGCTGGGGCCCCATCGCCTGGCTCCGCATGCGCCGCCTCCTCAAGGAGGGGTGGGAGTACGCGGGGAAGATGAACGTCGGTCTCCTCCGCACGGCCTACTTCGTGAACCGCCCCCTCGGAGAGGGTGACCAGGCGTGAAACAGCGCATCGACTGGTCCAAGCCCCAGCACTGCCGGGTGTGCCTGCGTCCCATGCGGAACCGCCGCGTCCGCAGCGCTGACGCCCCTGGGACTGTCGCGCTGTGGTCGGACGGGGCGTGCGAGATGTGCGCGAAGCGGATGCAGCCCTCAGGCCCTCGCCGGTCCCCGACCGTCCGTGAACTGGCGGCCGCCGGCCACCCCTGCATCTCACCAGCACCCATGCCATCCCGAGTGAGGAGTTACCCGCTATGAGCGAGCCAACGCAGAACGCCCTGGTCGTCAGGGAGGACTCGATGGCCCCGGCCGCCGTTCAGGCCCGCATCGCCTACGCCAAGAGCCTCGCCGCGTCGAGCCTCCTGCCCGACGCCTACCGGGAGCGGCCGGCCAACGTCCTGCTAGCCATCGAGTACGGGCAGGCCCTGGGCATCAAGCCGATCGCGGCCCTGAACGGCATCAACGTCATCAAGGGCAAGCCCACTATGAGCGCTGACCTGATGGCGTCCGTGGTCAGGAAGGCCGGCCACAAGCTCCGCATCAGGCAGGAGGGCATGAGTGTTCACGCCCAGCTGGTCCGCGCCGACGACCCGGAGTTCACCTATGAGGTCGTGTGGGACGAGGCGCGGGCGCGTCGAGCCCAGTTGTGGGGTCAGCGCGGCCCGTGGTCCCTGTACCCCGAGCAGATGCTCCGGTCTAGGGCGATCACGGAGGTGTGCCGTCAGGGAGCCAGTGATTGCCTGTACGGGGTCATCTACGCCCCTGAGGAGATGTCCGCGGAGGAGCACGGCCCTGGCGTGGAGGACTACCTGGGGCCTGACGACACGGTCGCCCGGCTCCGGCAGGAGTGCGAGGACCTGGTGCACCGGTTCGTCAGGAAGTTCGGGGGAGACCCCGAGCAGATCGCCCAGGAGTGGATGGACCAGGGTGGCACCGCCAACCCGCCGGCACTCACCGCGTGGCTGACCGCCCGCATCCCACAACCCCAACCCCAACCGCAGGAGCCCGTCGACGACGAGGTCGTCGAGGGCGAGATCATCGAAGAGGAGAACACCAATGACTGAGACCCCAAAGTACGGGCAGGCAGAGGCGCTCGTGCGCGCCTCTGTCGGCCAGTGGCTCACCAAGGCGTCCAAGGCCGCCATGGACGACGCCAAGCCGTCACTCCTGGAGCACATGGGCCCCGGCGGCAAGCTCCACGCCTACATCGGCGGCCTCGACGTCGGCACCGTGAGCGTGACTGACCCCAAGCCCCGTGAGGTCCTGGGGATCGCCGACGAGAAGGCATTCACCGCCTGGGTCAAGGCCAACCACCCCGACGCCATGGTCGAGACGGTCGCCCCGTGGTTCTCCGCTACCGCGAACCTGACCGCCCTCATCGCCCACAGCGGCGAGATGCCCGACGGCGTCGAGATCACCGAGAAGACCAGTGACCCGACGGTGCAGGTGCGCCTGTCCAAGGCACAGACCGCGAACCTCGAGGCCCTGGCCGCAGGGTCCGCCATTGCCGCATACATCACCACCGGAGAGCCTGAGGAGGCCACCAAATGAGCAACAAGACCACCGTTGAGACCGTCAGCATCACCGACATCAAGGCCGGCGACACCATCCTGGACGGCGACGGGGAGCGCATCGTCGTCGAGACGATCACCAGCTGCTCACCTCACCGCTTGGCTTACCAAGACGCGGAAGGGAACGGTCGTTTGGTCCTCTTGGACTGTGTTCTGCGCGTCGTGCCGGATGAGCCCGCCGAGGAGGAGTCCGCCGAGGAGCCGGTGTGGCCTGACGCCGACCTCATCCGCATCATCCGAGGCACAGAGAACACGATCCGCGTTGACGGTTCCCTGGCTGACCGTACTGAGGAGGGCTACTACCGCCTTCTTACCGGCCCTAGGAAACACGCTGCCATCATGAAGGGCGTCGAATGCGACTCGATCGAGGAGTGGGAGGAGGTCGTGCCGGTCGCCAAGTCCGCGATCCTCGCCATCCTCGGCACCACGGACGACGACGAGCCCGAGAACAACACCGACGACGTCGACGACGAAGAGGAGACCGAGGACGAGGATGAGTGCGATGGGTCCTGCCTGGCCTGCATCATCACGCGGCTCATCACCGCAGCAGCCGCAGGCAAGGGCAAGGAGGACGAGAAGTGAGCGCCACCTACCTCGTTGAGGTCATCACCTTCAACGACCTCCGCCCCGGTGACCGCGTCCTCTACCAGGGCGCCCCAGTCACCGTCACCGCCATCGGCATCAGCGCAGTCATCGCGTCCCTCACCGAGGCGACCTACACCACCGACGACGGCATGGTCGGGTCCATCCCGAAGATGATGTGCCCGCCCCTGTGCCGAATCGTCCCCGACACCCCACCAGCCCTGGAGGCCGCGTGAGCACCATCATCCTCACCGCCCTCGCATTCATCATCGGCCGCCGACGGAAAGGAGACAGGCCATGACCAGGCCCGACGCCAGCCTCACGGTCACCGGCTACGCCTCCCGTGACCCCGAGCTGCGGTTCACGCCCTCAGGCACGGCCGTCGCCAACGTCGACGTGCCCTGGACCCCGCGCCGCTTCAACCGGAACACCAACCAGTACGAGGACGCCGGAGACACCCTGTGGGTGCAGGTGTCCGTGTGGGGCGACGAGGCCGAGGCGTTCGCCGAGAACGTCTTCAAGGGGACGCTCCTGACGGTGACCGGCCGGCCCCGCCTGTCCGTGTACACCGGCCGGGACGGGACCCCCCGTGCATCCCTGGGGCTCTCCGCTGACGCTTGGGGCCTCTGCCCGAAGACCCCACGCAACAACGGCCAGACGCAGCAGGGCGGAGCGTTCGACTACGCCCAGCGGTCCGGCTACAACGCCCCGGCCGGCGGTAGCGCCGACGACCCGTGGGCCACCGGGGGTCAGTTCAAGGACGAGCCCCCGTTCTAACCACACCACGGGGAGGCTCCGACCCTGGGGCCTCCCCACCAACCCCCTACCAAAACCGGAAGGAAGATCAATGAGACTCCGTAACCTCGCCGTCGCCGTCATCACTACGGCGGCCCTCGCCATGGCCGGCTGCTCGGCCGCTGACACGGCATCCTGGAACATCAGCCAGGACAGTGACAACTTCAAGGTGACCCGCCGCGTGACATTCGTCAACGGCATCACCGACAAGTACCTCCTGACCATCGAGGGCCTGTGCTCCATCAAGGACTCCAAGGAGGACAACTCCAAGGGCCAGCTCGAGGTCACCTGCAAGGTCGGTGACAACACCTACAAGAAGCACTTCCTGGGCCTGTCCGACAACGTGACCTACGTGGTTGAGCAGACCGAGGCGTCCAAGACCGACCCCTACCACTACAAGGTGGTGTACCGGCCGGAGACGCTGGTCCCGGACATTGACGTCAAGACCAGTGGTAAGGAGGGCTGACCGTGAATCCTGATCGTTCGTTCGGTCAGCGGTTCAGTACCGCTATCGCTTACGTCATCATCGCCGCTACCGGGTTCGCCGTGTTCTCCCTGATCGTGTGGGGAATCGTGGCGATCTGGGGCAAGATCGTAGGAGCCTTCTCATGACCAACTGCCCGTTCGTTGCCAAGGCCGCGCTCTACATGGAGCGCACCGCCGACTGGACCCCCGTGTCTCCGCTCACCACCATTGGAATGTGGCATCAGGACCTCAGTGCGATAAGTGACGTCGTCGTCAGGAAGGATGGGGTGGTCGAGGATCATCGTCTGTCTGTCTATGCCCGGCGGATCGAGCGTCACCTCGTCTCAGTTGTCACTAACGCGACGTGCTTCCTCCGGGACCTTGGGGTCGACGACCCGGCTGCCTTGTTCGTCGCCGAGTGGGAGCGGGCCGCCGTCAAGCACCATGGCATGACCCTGGATGCGGATGGCCCGACGGACGAAAACCGCTTCTACGCATTGGCGGAGGAGGTGGGGGAGGTTTGCGCCGCCCTCACCTACGACAACGCCCAGGACACGGGTCACAACGCCGACCTCATCTCGGAGGTCACCCAGGTAGGGGCACTCGCCCTCGCCTGGCTCACCCGCTACCAGGAAGGCCCCCAAGCATGACCGCTACCCAGCAGCTCCGGGCCGCCCTCGACGACTACGACGATGACGAGCTCATGCGAATCATCGAGGACGCGGACCTGGATGATGTCAGGTACCTGCGTGACCTTGCCCAGGAGGCCGTAGACATCGCAGGAGAGTACGAATACCACCTCGAGCGAGTGGAGGAGTCGTGACCGATCCGATTCGGCAGCGCCCCGCCGACCTTCAACGCGAGCTCGACGAAGCGAAAGCCTCCGTCACCGTCACCTATTGGCACCTGTTCCAAACCACTGAGACCCTTCTCAAGGAGATCACTCGGCTATCCAGCCGCAACGCCCAGCTCATGGCGGAGAACGAGAGACAGCGTGTGCTGCTCGCTGCCCTGAAACGGGAGCCGGCCACACCACGCACCATCAGCGGCGGAGAGGCGTCACGGGGGCTCCCTGACAACACCATCGCCGTTGACCAAAATGGCGACGTCTGGGGCCTCGACAAGAACGGTTGGACCCCGTTGTACTCCCACGATGAAGACCCCTCCGAGGAGGAGCTACAGGAGAAGTTCGGCCCCTACACCATCGTCTACACCCCCAAGGAGGAGTCATGACCGACCCAATTCAGCAGTGCCCCGCCGACGCCGATGTGATTGCCGCGAGACTGAAGGAATACCTAGGTGCTGACTACTTTGCCGGGGCGATCAAAAATGTCTACGCACTCATCAACCACATCGCCTTCCTTGAAAGGCAGGTAGTCGACCTGAAAGGCACAATCGCCCGCATGCAGGAGGAGAACGCCAATGAGTGACAAGACCGTTATCCTCGACAAGCTCAAGGAATACGAGAAGACAGGTCACTACGACGGTGCGGTTGGCGACATCTACGCGCTCATCCACCACATCGCCGCCCTCGAAGAGGAAGTCGACGACCTCAAGGAAGCCGCCGTCCCGCGCACGGTGGAGGGAGACGGTAGCGACCTACCCGCTGGGACCGTCGTCATCGACAAAATCGGCGACGCCTGGCGAAGGTACCGCCTGGAAGGGTGGGTGCCGACCGGAGATGGACCCTATGACTCCCTCCCGGAATCGGGTGGCCCCTACACCATCGTCTACACCCCTACCCCTAAGGAGAACACCAATGACTGAAGACACCGTCGGTTTCCAGCGCCGAGAGAACTCGGACCTCCGCCTGGAGGTCGAGCACCTACGAGAGAAGACCGAGCTCATGGGGCAGGAACTTGCCGTCCTGCGTGAGCGCGACTTCCTCGGCCGGCTCCTCGAAGAGCGGCACACGGCCAAACGGATATCCCTTCTCCCCTACCTCAAGCAAATGGTCGCCGACATCAGTGATGACCGGATCGTTGAGGATGTGAAGGCCGGCCACACTGGCCGTATCGGCACCATCCGCGGCGTCGCCATCGAACTGCTCTGCCAGTTGCAGGAGCTCTGCGATGAGCTTCAGCGGACGCGTGATCTTGTCCCGGAAACCATCGACGGCGGGGAGGACTCACGGGACGCGGCTGAGGGGACGACAGTCGTCGACCCTGACGGGGAGCCTTGGGTGTTCGATGATGGCGGTTGGGTGCGCCTGTACCCATACTGCGAGGAACTGCGACACGATGAGCTACAGGAGCAGTACGGCCCTTACACCATCGCCTACGCCCCTGAGGAGAACACCAATGAGTGACGAACTGACCTCGAAGCGGGTCATCGAGGGCATCGAGCGGAACCTCGCCGCCTGGGAGGAGGGGGAAGGCTACTGCGGCGGCTACGACTTCGACGCAGAACGCGCCCTGGTCAACGACCTGCGCACCCTCCTCGAAATCACCAAGACAGCCCTAGAGCCGAACATGACTGTCCGATGCCCGAGCAGCATCACCCACCCTGGAGCGACGATGCGCCTCAAGGCGGATCACGTCTACATCCATGTCTTCGATGACCAGTTTGCCGTGACGTTCGGCCCATGCGGCCCTCAGGACATGACAGTCGAGACGACCGGCCAGGTGATGTTCGGCCTGCGGGCACTGCCGGGTGACGGCGATATCGTGGAGGGCGCCCAATGAGCACCGTTGACCGTACTGCCAACCCATACGAGATCGGCGTCGCCTACGTCGACGGCAAGCCCCTCGGCAAGGTCGAGCGCTTCGACGTCGTCAAGGAGCCCAACGACACGGGCCTGCTTCGAACCATCATGGAGAAGTTCTTCGTGGAGGAGTCGCTCGCGATCTCCGCTCTGTCTTACTGCAAGGGCGGCTACGAGATCACCCTCTCCGACGACCATGAGCGCAACCGCACGATCATCACCATCGGCCCTGCGGGGTGTCACCCGTGACTGACGGCGCTGAGCCGCTGGTGGACACGCAGGCCGCGATCCTCGCCGCCGGGGTCTCCAAACGCACCCTACACCGCAGGGTCGCCGCCGGGGCACTCAAGCCCGCCGGCCGGGACCGAAGAGGCCGCACCCTCTACCGGCTCAGCGACATCCTCGCGACACTCCCCAACACCAGTGGACAAACACTGGACACCAGTGGCACACTTAGAGCCAGTGGGACACCCTTACCCGACGCAGGGTAGGATGACGCCACTCTCCTAACAGGGCATGAGCCCAATGGTTATGGGGATTCTAGGGGATTGAAGGACCCCCACCAGATTACTGGTGGGGGTCCTTTTCCTGTATAGGGGGTGCGCCGCGTGTCCAGTGGACTCCGCCGAGACAGCCGCGTCTGGCGCACCCTCGCAGCGCAGGTCCGCGCCCGCGACAAGGCCGCCGGCACCCCCTGCCGCATCTGCGGGCAACCCATCAAATGGGACGCGCACGACCCCAACGCCGACGACGCCCCCAGCGTCGACCACATCCGGTCATGGCGAGACCACCCCGACCTGAGGCTCGACCCCACCAACCTCGCCACCGTCCACCAAGCCTGCAACCGCGCCAAAGGCGCCCGCCCCCAAGCGCTCCCCAGCATCGGCAACCAATCCCGCCAATGGGGCCGCCCCCGCACCTGAGGAGCAACCGTGGCTCACCCCGCCGACACCTCCATCCTCGAGACCGTCGATGACGCGCTGCGCGCCGCCGACTGGATCACCCCCGCCGACCAGCCCACCGTCGAGCTCCTGCGCCGCCTCGCCAACCGGCTCGACGACCCCGACTTCCCCACCATCGAAGGCCGCTTCGACAACGTCAGCGAGTCCCTGTTCCTGAAGACCGCCGCCGCCCTCGGCCTCACCCCCGAGATGAGGGCCGCCTGGGCGAAGAAGGAGAAGAAGGTCGATGGTGGCAGGCTCGAAACGCTCAGGAAGGGCACGGCCGGCCTACGGGCCGTCTGACGCCGGCGAGTTCTTCGACCGGTGGATGGCCGACGCGGAACGGGACTGCCCGCTCCGTGACCCCGACGCACCCCGCTACGGGCACAGCACGCCCCGCATCCACACGCCGCCGCTGCGGGACCTGACCCCCGACACGTCCGCCGGGTACTCATGCATCGAGTTCTCACACGACGTACTCGGCATCCCGCTGCTCCCGTGGCAGCAGGAGACCCTCATCCGGGCGCTCGAGCTCAACCGGGCCGGGACACGCTTCAGGTTCAGGACCGTGGTCCTCCTCGTCGCACGCCAGAACGGCAAGTCCACGCTCGCGCAGGCCCTCTGCCTGTGGGCCATGTACGTCCTGGGCGTGAAGATGACGCTGGGCACCGCCCAAGACCTCGACATCGCCGAGGAGCTGTGGAGCGGCTGCGTCGACATCGCCGAGTCCGTGCCCGAACTGGCCGCCACCATCAAGAACGTCAACAAGGTCAACGGCAAGAAATCCCTCGACCTTCAGACCGGGGAACGGTACAAGGTCAAGGCCAGCAACCGTAAGGCCGGGCGTGGCCTGTCCGCCGACCTGATTGTCCTCGACGAGCTGCGCGAGCACACGAACTGGGACTCGTGGGGCGCGGTCACGAAGACCATGATGGCGCGCCCCAAGGCGCAGACCTGGTGCCTGTCCAACGCCGGTGATGACGCGTCCGTCGTGCTGATGAGCCTTCGGAAGAAGGCGCACCTGGCGCTCGGTGACCCCGACGGCATCAACGCTGACGACACGGACCTGACCGCTTCCGGCGGTGACTCCCTGTGCTTGATCGAGTACTCGGCCGCGCCGGGGCGGGCCACCACGGACCGTGACGGGTGGGCTGAGTCGAATCCGTCGCTCGGGTACACGGTCGAGGAAGCCTCCTTGGAGGCCGCTGAGGCCACCGACCCGGAGCCCGTCTTCCGCACCGAGTGCATGTGCCAGTGGGTCGACGTCATGGCCGTTGGCCCGTTCCCTGAGGGCGCTTGGGAGGCGTGCACCGACCCGCGGGGCATCATCCCCGACGACGCCCCGATCTCCTACGCCGTGGACGTCTCATGGGACCGTGGCGCGGCCTACGTCGCCGCCTGTGGCCCCCAGGCCAGCGGCCGACTCCAGGTGGAGATCGTGGCCGCGCGCCCCGGCCAAGGGTGGGCCGAGTGGCTACCCGAGTGGTTCCGCGGGTTCGTGGACGCCGACAACCCCGCCCGCGTCGTCGTCCAAGGCAAAGCCTGCCCCGCCGCGATCCTCGTCGACACGCTCGCCGACGTCGAGGGGTTGACCGTCGTGCCCTGGGTGGGCGGTGACCTGGGGATCGGGTGCGGCCTCATCTACGACCAGGTCGCGGCCGCCGCCCCAGAATCCACGTCCAGCCTGAAGCCCCTCGCACACCGGGGCCAGGAGGCCCTGAACCTGGCAGCCCACACGGCCGCCCAACGCTTCTACGGCGATGGCTGGTACTGGGACCGCAAGAACTCCCCCCAGGACGCCGCGCCCCTGATCGCTGCGACCGAGGCCCTGTGGGACCAGATCACCAACGCTCCCGAGGAGCCCGCCACGTCGATCTATGAGGCGGGCCCGCAACCACTCACCTGAAGGGGATGAATGCTCGTGCGCCGAGACAAGACGCTCACCCGCCTAACCGGCGCTAAGGTCCTCGTCCCCGTCGACGGGGAGACCGTGCGCGGCACCCTCACCGCCGTCACCCCGGCCTGGGTGACCCTCACCGACTGCCAGGCCGAAGACGGCACCACCATCGAGGGTGACCTCATGGTCGCCCTGCCCCTGCCCTGGGTGCAGGTGATCCGATGACGCGCTTCCAGACCCTCGACGCCCTGGCCGCAAACCACGCCGGGAACACGATCCTCGACGTCGTCGACCCAGGTATCCCCCTCGTCGACTACGACGCCTCGGACCGGGACGCCGCCTCCGTGGCCGCCGCCTGGCGCACACAGCCGGCCATCCGCAAGGTCACCTCGTTCATCGCCGCCAACGTCGCCTCCATCCCGCTGCACGTCTACGAGCGTGTCTCCGACTCTGACCGTCAGCGCGTCACCACGGGCGCCCTGGCGCAGGTGATCGGGGCGCCCAGCCCCGCGATGGGCGCATACCGGTTCTGGGAGCGCATCATCCTCGACGGGCTCCTCTACGACCGCCGCGCCGTGATGATCGTCGACGACGGCGACCGCACCGAGCTCGTGCGCATCCCACCCCGCCGGTTCCGCATCGTGTCGGACGGCCTGGACCGGGTCAAGGCCGTGCGCATCACCACCGGTGACGGGCAGGTCAAGGACATGGACCCCGCCGGGTTCCTCCTCGACGTCGGCTACTCCCAGTCAAACGGTAAGGGCCTGTCCCCCATCACGACGCTGGCGGCCCTGCTGCGTGAGGCAGCCGAGGCCGTCGATTACCGGCGCGCCGTCATGCGCAACAGTGCCCGGCACACGGGCTGGATAAGCCGCCCCACCGAGTGGCCGAACCGGGACGCCCGGAACAACTTCCTCGAGTCGCTGCGGGCGTTCCGCGCCGGCGGTGGCCGCGAAGGCGGTGACCTCCTCCTCGATGAGGGCATGGAGTGGCACGACCGCTCCTACAAGCCCACCGACATCGACGACCTGGACGCCCGCACCCTGACCAACATCGAGGTTGCGGGCGCCTACCACATCGCCCCCGAACTGCTCGGTGACCGTCAGGGCAATTATTCCAACATGGAGTCGATGAGGGAGTCCTTGTACCGGGACAACCTCGGCCCCTACATCCGGGCGTGGGAGGAAATGTGCGCCCCTCTGGCTGACCGGCTCAGTGACGGGCGGGCTCTCTACGTCGAGGCACACCTCGACGCGAAACTGCGGGGCTCCTTCGAGGAAGCCGCGTCCGTGCTCCAGACGTCGACGGGCGCCCCGTGGATGACTCGCAACGAGGCCCGCGCCCGCCTGAACCTGCCGGCCATCGACGGCGGGGACGACCTCATCACCCCGCTGAACGTGCTGGTGGGTGGGCAGGCGTCCCCGACGGACTCCGGCACCCAGAACGAGGGCCAGGACACCGACGCCCCTAAGGCGGCCGCCGGCGTGCAGGTGAAGTCCGCGGACCTCGAGGGCGACTGGCCCACCAGGGCCGAGGACGCCCTCAAGCGCCACTACAGCCGTCAGGAGAGGGCCGTCATGTCCGCTCTCGGCGCGAAGGCCGACGGCTGGTGGGACCAGCCCCGGTGGGACCGGGAGCTCGCTGAGGACCTGTACCGGCTCGCTTCTGCGTGCGTCGACCAGATGGGCCGTGAGGCGTGTACCCGTCTCGGGTTTGACCCGGATGAGGACTGGAGCCTGCCGCGCACGCAGGCGTACCTCCAGGCGGTCACGAAGGCCCGCGCCCGGTGGGTGAACGAGGCGACTCGCCGGCAGATCGAGGCTGCCCTCGCTGAGGCCGGCACAGAGGGCGTGCCCGCCGTGTTCGACCGTGCCCGCTCCCAGCGGGCCGCTGCCGGCGCGGGCGCGTTCATCGCTGCCATGGGTTCGTTCGCGACGGTCGAGGCCAGCAAGCAGGCCGCCCCCGGCCGGTGCACCAAGACCTGGATCACGGGCCGTAACCCGCGGCCCACGCACCTGGCGATGAACGGGGAGACAACGCCCGCCTGGACCGACTTCTCCAACGGCCTGTCCTGGCCCGGTGACCCGGCCATGGGGCCGGACGAGTCTGCCGGCTGCAACTGCACCGTTTCCGTAGAGATCACGCACTAAGGAGGGCTCCTCGTGGAGTTCAAGACCACCGGCACCCTGAGCCGGAAGACAGACGGCGACGGCGACCACGCCGGGTTCGTCGGGTACGCGTCCACGTGGACGAGGGACCCCGACTCCTACGGCGACGTCGTCGCCAAGGGCGCTTTCACCCGCACCCTCAAGGAGTGGGGAGAGAAGGGCCTGCCCATCCCCGTCCTATGGGGGCACCGCCTCGATGACCCGAAGTACTTCATCGGCGCGGTCAAGACGGCCAAGGAGGACGACCACGGCCTGAAGGTCGACGTCGACCTCGACGCCGACTCCCCCACCGCCGAGCACGTGCGCCGCCTCCTGAAGAGCGGGGCCGTCGCCCAGATGTCCTTCGCGTTCGATGTGCGCGACTCAGGCGACATCGAGCTCGACGACGGCCGTAAGGCCCGCGAACTGCGGGACCTGCGCCTCTACGAGGTGAGCGTGGTCCCGATTGGCGCGAATCAGGACACGTCCATCGAGACCGTCAAGGCCCCCGCTGATGGGGGCCTCACCAGCGAGGAGGTCGCCCAGGTGCGGGCTCTCCTCGCCTCCCAGACCGCCCCCGAGGAGGGGGAAGCCGGCAGCAACACCGACGACGACGCCGAGGCCCCTGAGGGGCAAGACGAAGACCCGGTGAAGGCCGCCGCGCGACTCAACACCCAAATCGCAGTCCTCTTCATTGAGGGAGAAAGGAGCGCTGCATGAGCACGCTCATGGAGGCTCGCGCGGTGGCTATGAAGGCCGCCATCGATGCCCAGAACGCTATGAACGCCGCAGGCGACAACCTCACCTTCGAGATGTGCAAGGAGGTGGAGAAGCGCGTCAACGAGGTCAAGGAGATCGACGAGCGTATCGCCGCCTCCAAGTCGGCGCGCGACATGATCGCGTCACTCGCCGGCAACATCCCGGATGACAACACCTATGAGCCGGGCGAGGAGTCCGGCATGAAGGCCGGCACCTTCGGTGAGCGCTACGTGCGCTCCTCCACCTACAGCGAGTGGGCCAAGGCCCACCCCTCCGGCCTCGGTGAGGGCTCCAACCTGGCCCTTCCGGGCGTGAAGATCGGTGACCTCGAGGAGCTCCTGATCTCCCGTAAGGCCAACGGTCAGGTGCTCGCTACCCCGACCGCGCACATCGCCCCGATCCGCTACCCGATGGTTGACATGGTCGACCGCCGGCCCCTGACTCTCCTCGACGTCATCGGGCACGGCCAGATGGCCGGCAACTTCGAGTACGTGCAGGTCACTGCCGTGTCGAATAACGCCGCCATCGTCAAGGAGAACACGCAGGACACCGACGCGCTCAAGCCGACGTCGGACATGACGACCGCTGTGGCCGACTGCAAGGCGTACACCTTCGCAGACGGTTACGAGGTCACCAACCAGCTGCTCTCCGACGCCCCGGCGTTCGCCGCCTACATGAACACCGCGGTCCGCTACAACCTGGACACGGTCATCGAGGACAAGGTCCTCAACGGCACCGGCACCGAGGAGCCCAAGGGCATCCTGAAGACGACCGGCGTGCAGGAGAAGACCTACACGGCCGGGACCGACGTCATGGACCTGGCGAAGGCCGTGCGTGGTGGCCGCACCAAGATCACGAACGTTGGTGGCGTCGCTACCGCCGTGATCCTCCACCCCGAGGACGTCGAGGCCCTCGACCTCATGCAGGACAACGACAAGCGCTTCTACGGCCTCGGCCCGTGGGGCATCGGGCCGCGCACCCTGTGGGGCGCCCCCGTCGTCGAGTCCTCGAAGATCACCAAGGGCCAGGCGCTCATGGGTGACTTCAACCAGGTCCAGCTCCTCGACCGTGAGGGCCTGAGCGTTGTCGCCTTCAACCAGCACAAGGACTACGCGGCTCGTAACCGCGTCTACGTGCGTGCCGAGCTCCGCGCCGGCCTGGTCATCTGGCGCCCGAACCGCCTGGTCCTGGTGAAGGCCGCCTGATGGGTGTCGACGACGGAATGGTCACCCTCAACGGGGTGCGGTACCGGCTGGATGACGCCATCGCCTGGGGTCTCTACGACCCTGAGCCGCAGGGACGTCACGTCGCCCCCGAGGAGGGGGCCACTGAGGGCGAGGAGGGGCCGGTGACGGCCGCCGCCCCCGCCCCGGAGAACAAGGAGACGCAGCCCAAGGCGCGTCCCACCGCGAAGGAGTGAGGACCATGCCTGACGCCCTAGTCACCCCTCAGGCCGTGGCCGAGGCGTCGGGCGGGCAGGTCCCCGAGGGGGACCCGAGGCTCCCAACCCTGATCGCCGGGGCCACTGACGCTATCCGCCTGTGGTGCGGGTGGCACGTGGCCCCGGTGATCGAGGAGACCCTGACCCTCGACAGTGAGGGGTCAGCGTCGCTGCGTCTACCCACGGGCCGGCTGGTTACCGCCACCGGCCTGAAGGTCGACGGCGTACCGGTCCCGGATGACGCCTGGGACTACTCGACGGCCGGCATGATCCGCCTCCGGCGTGGGGCCTTCCCTGACCGGTTCCGGGCCGTGGAGGTCACCATCACGCACGGCTGGCCGCAGGCCCCGTCCCTGGCGGCCGTCATCACCCGCTCGGTCCTGTCCGCGTGCGCCTCCCCCATGGGGGCCACACGAGAGCAGGCGGGCTCAATCTCAGCGACCTGGGCGCGGGCGGGCATGACCCTGTCCGACACGGACCGCCGCGAGCTCGCCCCATACCGGCTCCAGCACTGGGCATAGGAGGTCGCCGTGCTTCCGTCATTCGCGAGACAGCGCGTCACCATCGTCACCCCCGGCCAGCGGGAGGAATGGGGCCAGGTCACCACGGACTGGGGCTCGGCGACCACCACGGACGTCACCTGCGTGTGGGAGGCCACCCAGGCCACCATCCACGGCGTAGCCACGGGCGACGTCGACGCCGGGCAACGCACCGTCTACCTCAACCCCGGCACCCGCATCAGCGGGGAGTGCCGGCTCCGGTTCCCCGACGACCCCGGCCATGACTGGGTGATCGTCGGCCTGCCGATCCCCAACCAGTCGCCCACCGGGCGCCTGTCGCACATCGCCGTCATCACAAAGCGTTGGGAGGCCGCCCAATGAGCAAGGTCAAGGTCGTCATGAATCCCGCCGGGGTGCGGGCACTCCTGAACGCTCCCGGCGTCGTCGCAGACCTGGATGCCCGCGCCGAGCGCATCCGGGCGGCCGCCGGCCCCGGTTTCTTCGTGCGCCGACGCGACAAGCGAATCAACCGGTACGCGTCCCAGGTACGTACCGCCGACGACGAGGGCCGCAAGGCACAGGCGGACGGCAACGTCCTCATGAAGGCCCTGGACGCTGGCAGGTGAGCGGCATGGAGCAACCAGACATCATCGACGGGCTCCGCCGCTACCTCGCTGAACGTCTCGCCGGCGTCCCCGTCTACGGATTCCTGCCGAGGGACCCTCCCGGCCGGTTCGTCCTCATCGACCGTGTCGGAGGCACGCGCGGCCTGGCCGTGGACGCGCCACGGATCACGGTCGAGGCGTGGGCGCCCACCAAGTCATCCGCGTACGCGCTCTGTCTCGAAGCCAGAGCCGCGATCTTCAACCCGATGCCGCCCCTACCGGGCGGCATTCGTGTCATACGGCGAACCGAGGTCGGTGGCCCCAGCCATGAGCCGCCGACCACCAGCGGGTGGGACCGATACCGCTGGACCGTCGAAATCAGACACCAACTCACCCGCTGAAAGGAAAATCCGTGTCCTACGAGAAGCTAAACGCCATGCAGATCATCACCGCTGGTTCGGATGATGACTGCGTTGCCCTCGCCCCGGCCGGCACCAAGGCCCCCACCACCCTCGCCATCCCCACCACCTTCAAGGAGGTCGGTTGGATCGACAAGGACGGCATCGAGTTCACCGCTGACGACTCCGTGGACAAGCGGCGCGCCCACCAGGGCAACCGCGTCTACAAGGTTCAGATGACCGAGTCCGACTCCGGGGTCACATTCACCGCCCTCCAGTCCAACATCGACACGCTCAAGCTCCAGTGGCTCGTGAAGTCGTCCTCGGAGGACTCCGGCGTCATCAAGCACGTCCTGTCCTCGTCCCGGAAGGTCGAGAACGTCGCCATCATCGTCTACGCCGAGGCCAACGGCCACAAGTACCTGTGGCACTGCGAGTCGTTCCAGATCGGTGAGCGTGAGGGATTCAAGCTCGCGAACACCGACGACGTCGCCTACAAGATCACCGGAACATTCACCGGCGACATCACGATGCTGACGGACGACCCGGCGTTCAAGGCCGCGTGACACATCTCCTCCTGGTGGGCGACTTTGGGTCGGTCCTCGCCCACCAGGAGGCACCCCCGTCTGACCGACCCCACACCTAGGAAGGACCGACCATGAGCAAGAAGAAGAAGAAGAACCGCAACCGCCCGTACCGTCAGGGCGCCCCAGGCGCGACCGCGCAGCGCGCCGCTGAGGCC